AGCTATGCGATACAAGTATGTATATGTTGTGTATCCGAGAGCGTAAATTGAATTGCGCCAACCAGAGATTTTTAAGATAATCTCTGTGGACAAACCTCTTAAATTGCGGGGATTCTAAATTCATAACATATTGAACAAGAAAATCCGCAGGTAAGATATTATTATGGAGGTTTGAAAATGAAAACGAATATTAAAGATTATGAGAATTATATTATATATGATAATGGTGATATTTATAATAATACTACTTAGAAAATGCTAAAAGGTAGTATTGGTGAACATGGCTATAAATATTATCGTTTATCTAAAAATGGAAAAAAGAAAATGTTTTATGCTCACCGTTTGGTAGCAGAGAATTTCCTTCCTAACCCAAATAATCTACCAGTTGTTAATCATATTGATGGAAATAAATTAAATAATAGTGTAACAAATTTAGAATGGGTTAGCTATTCTGAAAATACTAAAAAATGGCACTCATAGAACAATAAAGAACGAAGAAAATTTGTTAAATATGATGGCGATTAGATAGGTGAAGAATGGAAAGAAATTCCAGAGTATTCTAATTATAGAATTTCTAATAAAGGCAGAATACATAATATCAAAACAAATAATATTTTATAGCAAGTAATAACTTGTGGTTATTATAAAGCCACGTTGTGTTAGAATGGTGTAAAAAAAGATATTATGATTCACAAATTAGTATATAGTGTTTTTGCAGATGATTTTAATATTAAAGAAAATGAGGTAATAGACCATATTGATGGAAATAAATTAAATAATGATTTTAATAATCTAAGAAAAATTACCCTTTCTGAAAATGTTAGAGCTGCTTTATATGAAACTAAAACTAATTAGAATGCAAAAAGAGTTGGATAGTATACTTTAGATGGACAATTTATAAAAGAATTTCCTTCTGCTAGAGAAGCTGCTAAACAATTAGGTTTAGATGCTAGTGTAATTTCTAAAGTGTGTAGACAAATTAGATATAAGTCTCATGGCGGATTCATTTTTAAATATCTATAATTTTATAAACTTCAACGACTATCCTGAAATAAGCCTCCTCGGAATAAAAATAGAGGCAATAGGAGTAGGGCCGAAGCTAATGCGGTGGGTGAGAACCCCTTAAATCGAAAAAGGAGGACTTTATTATATAATAATAAAGTGTGATATAGTCTATTCTTATAGGAAACTATAAGCTGTTCATAATTGAACGTAATAAATTTTGCGAATTTATTAGAATATAAAGATTCGAAATCATTCCTCGCTGTGCTGACTTTAATGATTCGTTGTATTCTATATCCTGGCGCGCATTTATTCTCAACTGCTGGTGGTAAAGAGCAGGCAGCTCAAATCCTTCAAGAAAAGGTTAATGATATTTGCGCTAAAATTCCGGCGTTTAAACGAGAAATAGATTGGCGTCGTGGCTAGACCCAAATGGGCAAAGATAAATGTAAGATTATATTTAAGAATGGCTCAGATATAGAGAACGTTGCAGCTAGAGAGAGTTCTCGTGGACTTCGTAAACATGCCGGTCTGATAGAGGAATGTGTTGGCGTTGACCAAGATATGCTTCAGTAGGTTATTATTCCTTTGATGAACGTTTCTCGTCAATGCCTTGATGGAACAACACAAGAAGATGAAGTTTTAAATCAATCACAGCTTTATATTACTACTGCCGGATATAAAAATACATATAGCTATGAGAAATTAATTTAGACTCTTGTCCAGATGATTATTTAGCCTGACAAAGCTTATATCATGGGCGGAACTTGGCGAATTCCAGTAGTTGCCGGTCTTTAGTCTAAAAACTTTATTAATGACTTAAAGAAAGACCCCACCTTTAATGAAGCATCATTTGGCCGTGAGTATGAAAGTGTTTGGTCAGGCACTGTTGAAGATGCTTTCTTTGATGGTGAGCATTTTGATAGAAATAGAAGCTTGGAGAAACCTGAAAATGAATATTCAAGACGTTCTTCTGAGCAAGCATATTATATATTATCTGTTGATGTTGGACGTAAAGGATGCCAAACAGTAATATGTGTATTTAAAGTGCGGCCTTAGAGCAAAGGAGATTCTATAAAGAATCTAGTTAATATTTATACTCTTGAAGATGCTCATTTCTAGGATTAGGCCATAATGATAAAGAAATTATTTTATAAATATAAAGCTCGTAGGGTTGTCATTGATGGTAATGGTATTGGCGGTGGCTTAATAGATGACATGGTAATATCTTAGACGGACAAAGCCACTGGTGATTATTACCCTCCATTTGGAGTATATGGCGGTACGCAGGCAGATGCGGCGCAGTATTATAAGAAATATCGCACTGATGATACAGAAGATAATGCTGTTTATATTATGAAAGCAAATGCGCCAATTAATACAGAAGCTTATACAACTGTATAGACTGCGATAGATAGCGGTAAAATTAAATTTTTAATCGACGATAAATTAGCTAAAAACAAATTACTTGGCACTAAAGTTGGATAGAATATGACTCCAGAACAGAGGAAGGAATATTTAATTCCTTATTCATTAACTTCTATTCTAAAGGAAGAAATGCTTAATCTTCGAGAAGAAAATGAAGGAGTTAATATTATTCTTAAATAGGCCAATAAAGGTATTCATAAGGATAAATTTTCTGCGCTATGTTATGGCTTGTATTATATTAAACAAGAAGAAGATAGCAAACGAAAGAAAAAGAAATTTAATGCTAAAGAATGGAAATTATATACTCCTCATTAATGAGAAGGACAAAAATTGTTTAGCTATTATGAATATTTTTTATAAAAAATATAGAAAGAAATTAGAAGAAAGGAGGCTACTGAATGGATGCTAGTAGAGGAGAACGAAAAATCCATGAAATCTTAGAACGTTCTGGGCTAAAATATAGAATGGAATATATTTTTCCTGAGCTAAAGAGTTCAAGTGGCCGCCCCCTTCGTTTTGACTTTGTTGTTTTTGATGATGACAATAACATAGATTTTATTATTGAATATCAAGGTAAACAACATTATGAGCCTAGTGCTAAGTATGGTGGTAAGAAAGGTTTCTATCAACAATAGTTTAATGATAATAAGAAGAAGCGTTTTTGTGCACTTCATGATTTTAAATTAATAGAAATCCCTTATACCGAAGAAAACTTAATATCATATGATTATATTATGGAGAAGGCTGGATATTAAGGGGGTGAAAGTTATTGAGAAATAGATAGGAAGAAATTCGAGCTAAAGGCTTTGATATGATGAGTAAACGCCAAACATACGAAGGCCCAGAGGGGGCTGTGTAGTATGGTCGCATTAAAACTGGCACAAAAACTCTTGAAGATGCGGTTTTAAATTTAGGAGCTTTTAATAAAGCTAAGAATTAGTTTGGTAATAAGCGATTTATCTTAAAAGCTATTGAAACCCATGATATTAAACTTATGCGAGAAATTTCAAACTATTTTTATAATACCAGTGGTATTTATAAAACAGCTTGTGATTATTATGCTTTTTTATATAGATATGATTGGTATATTTATCCAGAAGTATTAGATGATACAGCTAATAATGATAAAATTTTAAAAGATTGGAATAATATTTTAAATTATTTAGATAACACTCATATTAAGAAACTTGCGGGTGATATTTCATTGGAAGTCATTCGCAGTGGAGCTTATTATGGCTATATAATTGATTCTTCTGATAGTCTAGTTTTACAATAGCTTCCAGCTAATTATTGTCGTTCTTTATTTAATGTTGGGGATTAGCCTGTTGTAGATTTTAATATGAAATTCTTTGATGAACAATTCCCCGATTTAACATATCGAACAAAAATTTTAGGTATGTTCCCAGCAGATTTTCAAAAAGGATATAGATTATATAAAACTCATAAACTCCCTGCTGATACTATAAGTGAAACTTATGGCAGTTGGTATACATTAGACCCAGGAACTGCGGTCAAGTTTAGTTTTAATAATCATGATGCTCCTTTATTTATTAATGCGATTCCTGCTATTCTAGATTTGGATGCCGCTCAAGACCTAGATCGCCGTAAGTAGATGTAGCAGTTATTAAAGATTGTTATTCAGAAACTACCACTTGACAAGAATGGCGATTTGATTTTTGACGTTGACGAAGCAACTGATATTCATAATAATGCAGTTGAAATGTTAAGTCATGCTATTGGCGTTGATGTTTTAACGACATTTGCGGACATTCAAGTTGAAGATATGGCTGATGATAAT